GTCGGCTAATACAGGATCAATAGATGCCGCAGCTAACTCTAACAGTCTGTCAATGTTGATTCTGCCGTTCCGATCAAGGCTTGTTAGATTAATCATTTGACCCAATCTCTTTTCTTGAGTCTCTGGATCTGAATTAAGAACGTCGTAAGTTACAAAAATATCAAAGTTTTCGTCGGGATCTCCTTTTTCTAGAGTCATCTCTTCCGAGACTCCTGTTACCCTAAAGAAAATTGAGTCAGGGCCGAATCTTTGAAAGCATCTGTAAGCCTGACGCAGAACTTCAGCGGAGTGACTCAAGAACTTGTCAACCAAGAACTGTTTCCTTACCTGACCAAGGTTTGACTCATCTAGTCCAATTAGTCGGTCTGCTTGTTCCTGGAGGGTTTGTTCAATTTCAACAGAGCCAGTCGGAGCAGGAGGACTTGGAGCAAACTCAATATCCCCTTTCCTGCGGTAAGGAATAAATCGACCCGGACCATACTCGCGAGGTCCTTGACCTTTTGGGTGCATGAGTGGAGGTAGAGTCGCCCAACTATTTCTGTCGATCCGAGAATCTCTTGCAATTTTAAGTTGATCTTGGATACCTCGAAGGAGGTAAGATACCGTAGGGGTATCATATAGACGTTTGCTATCTTCTGATAGGCGAGTGACAACAACTGGGTAATCTTCATATCCGTTTAATAATTCAAATTTCGCATAGGGTTGAACGCTTTCTCCATTTATGGAGCTTAGGTTCCTGTGAAAAATAGTTTCATAAATTCCTTCTGATCCGTCATCTGGATCAATTAACCTTTGGTATCCATGAATAATTTCAATAAGTTCTTCAGCAGTTTCTGTAGAGTCATTGATAGCTATGTTGGAAGCTGGTGTGCTAGAGCTGTCTCGCTCAATACTGTCTCCAGATACGCCACGATAATGAGTAATTACATAATCTACAAAATCCTCATCCCAACCATCAGTGATAACTTTATTTTCTAATTCCTGTGCAGTATAAAATGTTCTCCAAAAACAAAATGGAGCACGTTGCGGATCAGTTACATAAGATGGAAAAAAGAAATCTCCGTCAGGTGAAAGTGTTTTAATGTCAGGAGCATCTACTTGCTGACGAACAATAGGAAGTTCTGCTTCCCCGTCTTTCATTAATTTTTTTATAGCAGCTTTAGCTTTCCTGTCAGTAACTCCAGGGAATAAAGCTTTTAACAATTCTATTGTGCTTTCTTCGCCAAACCCCTGAGCTAACGCTTCAGCTAAGTCAGGTGCTATTTCTGCTATTTGTTCGAGGTCAAGACGCTGAAGGAACTTTCTGTCCTCACGTTGCCATCCCACGTATGTAATTAGTATCCCTCGCTCTAACAAGTAGTTAGCACCAAGCTCCATTTCCCTTTGGAAACGAGGGATATATCCAGACGAAACCATCCATTTAAGGAAGCTGGATACGACTTTAGCCCTAGCTAAGTCGTCTATCGCTACAGGAAACGCCCGTATGTTTGCACGGGCAAGCGATGAAACAAATAAAGATACTAGCCGGGTAATGCGCTCGTCAATAACATGGCTTTCCATGTCGGACGCGCCTTCCCAAGGAAACGCATCAGCTCCGTGCTTTCGGAGGTCTCGGCTCTTGCCGGGCCAGAAGTTTCGACGATCATCGTAGCTAGTCCTGCAAAGATCAAAGTATGCACTCAGCTCAGACGTTGTTCTTTCGTAAGCAGAAATAAGTGTGCCTATGCTAGGCTCTTTTCCTACGTAAGTTAAATCTTCTTCGTATGTTTCGTTTTCCATAGCCAATTAAGATAATTATAACATACCTAGCAAGAGCTCTATGGCTAAAACAAATAAATCTAAGTATAGTTCCACTGTTTCATTCATCCCTTAGGTGGTTTAACCATTTTATATTGAATTTCGCCATTAATACAGTCCATCTGAACATAGATGAATTTTAGCAACATATGTTTCTGTTGACCCAATTTAATCCTGACTGGGACGTTCTTGCATATATCTTTTAGGTTAACCATTACAAATAATGGGTTAGGGCAAAGACGGGTAACCCTTCCTCTGTAAATAACGGGTATATGCACTATGGAATCCATAGCTATTTGACCCGCTTCGCTGATCCACATCCCTTTGCCTTTGCCGCTAAGCATATCCTCTTCTAGGTTATTAAAAGCAATGTCCTTGGCTTCCTCAAAAGATATGCCAAAGTCTTTGGCTATCTCTGTTAATCGTTTTTTCATTAGTATCCTCCTGATCCTACCTTGGTTGATTCAAGGCTGTTGTTTGTAAAATGATCTGGCCCCAGTCCCCCGTTAGCCATTCGCAAGTAGCGAATTAAATCAAAGAAATCTTTTAAAGCTTCGTCTGCTTTTCCATTCGACTGATAGTTTATAAGTGAATCAATTAAGTTACCGCACTCACTACTAATATAACATCTAGGTCGATTCGCTAAGTCGATGTCTCCATCTTCGTTGTATTCAAACCATTCGTCGAGTGCTACTATGCCGTCCTTCTCCATCATCCCAGAGCTAGGGACAAAGTCCATATCGTAGTCAGAGAAAGACTGAAACAGGTCTACATTGTTCTCATTCTCCCTAGCAAAGTATCTGGAGTCACCGATTCTTTCGTGAGCTACTACCCCCATATCTTGCTCTATCTCTTTAAACAGCTCAGCGTAGCCTTTTACATCGTAACCTATTTTCTTAGATGCAGGCCCATACTTCCACTTGGGATCACCGAAGGTAGCCCACTCGCCATAGCCATCCCTGTCAGGCCACTCCTTTACTATGTAAACATAGCCTTGAGCGTCTACCGCAGCCCACAAAGAAACAAAGTTTCTTGCGCCAGCGGGGTCAACTACTTGATAGATAGTGTATCTGCGCCTGTCTCTAATGTCAGGCAACTTATGCCCATACTTGTTAGGCTCATCCGTAAGGACGTTTACAGTCGTGCTAAACTTTGGTAAAAGGGCTGTGATGCTTCTGACAGGGTAGCCGTAGGCACGGACAAGGATCTGCTCATCTGATCTGCCCCTAAGGTCTTTCTTGATACGATCATAACCGCCAAATGGGTTTTCGTCCGAATGCAGATAGATAATAGCAGCGTCCCGATTAGGGCTATATTGCTTTACGGGTAACTTCCTGTTGTTTAACAACTCAGCTTCTCTAGTCTCCAGGGTCTCTGCTCCCTTGGCGTAATCGCCTATAAATGGGGTATATCCATCAATAGGAGTAAACCCGATAAGCATTGAGCTATCTCTGGTAGCAAGACGAAAACGCAAGGTATCAACCAAGGTTGCATCGCCCAGATATTCATCGAGCCAAGCACCAACATTGAATCCAGTCGGGTTAGAGAAGCCGAACTCAAAACCTTCAAGGATGCTTTGGTTATTGCTAAACTGCGTATATGTTTTAAAATCAACACGGGTTCTAGTGTCAGGGAAGATGAAAGACTTGGCTGTAAAGCCATTTTGCATAGAAAAGTTAATATATCCCTCGATGCCCTTAGTCTTCTTTTTGAACTCCCTTGGCATCATTTCCCAGATTGCAGCCTGCTGAACCTTGATAGATGTATCCTCGTTCTGACTAAAGCATACGATGTGTCCATCTGTGCTCTCTGTAACTGCCTGCATAACTATCTTAGCACATCCAGTTGTCTTGCCAGATCTATTGCCTCCTAGGGCTAAGACCTCGTTATAGTTAGACATTCCCCACTTGATTCTGTTCCACCCATTTAGATCAAAACCGTGCTTTAGGGGTTCATTGGCAGCACTTACAATAGCTTCTTCGTGGGACTTGTGCCACCTGAGTAACTCCTCCGATCCTTCTTTAGTTTCGGTAAGTCTAATAATCTCCTCATCAGTTGGGGGCTGAAGAAGAGGATGATGGGTAAAATCAATCATTTATGATGTTACCGACTCTAGCATAGCCGGCTATGTCTACCCAGTTATCGCGCTTGTTAGCGTTCATCTGACGGGTAATCTTTAGTGCTACCATAGCTAGTGCTACCTGGTTAGGAGTTATCTCCTTCTCAAAGATAACTGACCACATGGCTGATACACGGTCGAACTCAACCTTGCAGTCCCCGTAGTCTTCGTTTCTTGCGCCGTTGGTTATTTCTAACGCTTCTTCTAGTATATCTTTACTCATAGTTTTATTACAGAACCTCCGTCGTCATCATCGTCATCATCATCCCATACGATTTCTATATCGTCTGCGCTGTCCTCGATTAGGTCTTTGGCTCTCTCGATAAGCATAACAGCAACCATCCAGTTGTTGTAATCCCAAATAAGGTTGCCTTCCCTGTCTATGGCTATGACTACATAATTATCAAAATGCTCAGATAAGCTGTTCTTTATGTAATTTAAGGACTTATTCCCCATCTTCTTCATCTATTATATCGGCTTTCTTGATCTTAGATAACACCTGTTCCCTAAGTTTTTGAGCATCCTCGATAGTAGCTACCTTGCGCTCTTCAGTTATGACTGTGGCATCGCCACGGGAAGTAGATGCTTCTCTGTGTGCGTTGGTTAGGGCTATAGACAAATCCTTGAGATCCTGGAATGATGCCTCGATGTCACCTTCCTCTAGTCGTTTACGCAACTTACCTACTAAATCCTCAGTAAGAGAGCTGAGATTGACGTAGTTGCGACCCGATAGCTTACCCCCAAGCTCCCGGAACTTGCCCTTGTGATCTGCGTAATCGACCAAAGTGTTGATAACTGTCTCCCGATCAAAGCCATGTTTCTTAACCATAGCTGTCTGAGATACGCCAGTGCTATACAGGTAAAGGATATTAGCCACTTTTTCGGGGTCATACCTGCTCAAGCTCTTAATTTGTTGCGCTTCTTTATGATAGGCAACATCTTGTATAGCTGACTTGATCTCGGACACCAGGGCCTTCTTCTCTGGGGTAATGTTTTCTCTATTTTCCACTAAGGGAACACCTATACCATTTATTATATAAGTCAAATTATAAACTAAATTAGACTCTGGTATGTTCCCATTTGGGAATATGGGGCTAGACCCGCTATCGAGGGTTAATTTTTTCTGAGATGACGTAATATATTAATACAAATAAAATAAAAAAAAATAATGATCCCCTCCCCGGCCTCTTTGATGAGTCAAAGTCAATATTTTGGCTGGTCCAACTTTCGGCTGCGCTTCCGGTGCAATAGCACGGTGCTATTTTGTCCGGCATTCGGCCTTTTATCGGCGCGCTGTTTTTTCTTGGCGGGTTCAACATATTGGACCCGACATTGCCGGCCTTCTTAAGGGTAGGGTTTTAGGACCATTTGCGGCGCTTTGCATGTCCTTGCATGTCCTTGCATGTCCTTTGACATTGCGGACCGGTGCGCGGCCTTTGTAGCGCATTTGACGGCCCGAATAAGCGCTTGCAAAACTTGTCCGGTAGTTGTCCGGGAACATTGCCGGTCAATGCACAAGAATATTGATTTTAACGGCCTTTGTGGGCCTTTAGAATTGGTCCGAAGGTCTTGGCCTATGTAAACAAAAAAGGACCCTTAAAACGCGTTCAAGGGTCCTTCGTATGGTATGGTTTACCGGTAATTACCTTGCCGCCTTTTTCATTGTATAATCCAACATGCGCCGCGCTAGTTGCGAAGGTGCTTCCGATATAAAGGACCGCGCAAAGTGCTTGTCCATGTGGTAGCGCTTGGCCCGAATGTCGGGTTCAGTTGACCCTACGCAAACACCGACCAAATCGACGCCGTGAGAACGCCAAAAATTGGGTTCTACCGGTTCGTCCACTATGTCGCCGTCCGTCAATATAAAGCACGCGTCCGCGTCCATCAAATCGAGTTTGGTTTTGTCCAATGCGTCTTTTATCATTTCGGACCCACCGTCCGGCCGTAGCATCAAGAACGCGTCCGGCTTTGCATTTGACATGTTGGCGAGTCGGACCTTTCCGGCATGGTTTCCTTTGGTCAAATAGACCTTAAGGTCAACAAGGCCCGCGTCGCGAAGCTTTGCGAAACTTGCCGCGATTTGGCCAAGGCCGTTTCTATAGTCAGCGCCCATGCTTCCGGACATGTCTATTAATAGATAGACCTTGCGCTTTCCATCACTAGGGACCGAAGACCGAAAACAATCGGCTAGGCCGACCATTGCGCGTTTCAAGTAAAGTTTGCCGCGCCGTCCTATTTCGTCCGGTGAAAGCCGCGCTTTCTTAATGATAGGCAATAGTTGCGAGAAAAGCCTTTGACTCGTTGCCTTGTCCAACGGTTCGACGAATGGATAAACTTTAAAGTTTTCCAACCCTTCCGCACCTTCGGCCGCGTCCTTTCCTACGCTTCCGACCTGGTCCGTTTTGTCCGTGTCTTCCGCATCTGGCCTAGCTTCGCCGTCGTCGTAGTCTTCAGGTGCGCCGGTGATTTCGTCCTCTGTAAAAGGTGCGTCTTCGGAAAAGCCGGACCCGCCTTCGACTTCGGCCCCGTAGATTTTGACCCACTCTTTGAGAAGCTTGTGCATTCCAGCATGGTCCGAATCTAAAAGGCAAACGGCCCGACTATAAAAGCCGCAAATCGTTTTTCTATGCCAAGTGTAGTTTTTGCCTTTCAAGTCGAATTTGATTTTGCCCTTTGCCGGAAAAAACCTTTCCACCTTGAGAGTTTTTGACCTTGAAACACGAGCGCCGGCGTCGCGCATTTTTAACTCAAGAAGCGCATTCGTCGGACATGTGATATCTTTGCCAATTTCGATATACTTATGCCAATAGAAAAGGCCCAAGTCTTTGAAGTTGTCCCAAAGTTTGAATTCAATGCGGCAATCTTCAAACAAATTCCAAAGACGAAACGGCAAGCCGTCCTTTTTGAGCATGGCAAAAAACTTCTTGCCGCGCGGCGAGTATAAAGCATGGCCAATTTCG